AAAGAAGTAGTATTATGTGGGTAGCCGTTATGTTAACTTGTCTTGATCCGTCTGCACTGTCCTGTCAAGTAATCGCAAAACCAGAAGCATTCTACAGTGAGCAGTCATGTTTGGAAGAGGCAGAAGCAGTGGCTACCAACTTACTTCAACGAGGTGTGTATGCAATACCTGCATGTTTTGAAATAGGTAAGAGTTCATAATGCCTGTAGAAAAAGTTGAAGTCGTAGTTGTTCCTACGTCTGTAGGAATCAAAAACGATGTGTTGGTATTAACATACGCGCCAGCAGAGCTAGTAATGATTGTGTTATGGATAATATTGACAACAGAGTAATGTTGGCTTGTACCTAAAGAGTTAAAAGGAAGGCCGTAAATACGGGCAAAAGTGGTTGAACCAGTAGAGGAAACATCTATGTCGTCAAAGTACAGAGAGAAATGCACGAGATCGCCAACTTTGACGTAAAATCCTGTCTGATTGCCGTGAGAAACAGTTGCGTCGTCGTCTTGGTTATTAAACCTACCTGTAAACGTGCCCACCTCATAATCGTCGAGAGCGTTATTAGCAGCCGTGTCGCCGTTGAAAGTTAGGCCATCACTTGTTACCCGCGCCTTCTCGCTAGAGCCAATGGTAAAAGATAAAGGATCACCAGCAGTTACGCGTATGTCGTAAACGCTTCCTGTCTGTCTAAAGTTCAAGAAGTTGTTAGTCGCGGCCTCTAGACGCAAAACAGGGTTTCCATCGTTTGCTCCAGATTTAACGTGTAATTGCGAATCGCTGTTTGCAGTTGTTCCAATGCCAACATTGCCACTGCTATCAACCGTTACTCGATCACTTCCATCAGTAACAACCTTAACTTCATTTGTTCCAAATTGCAGACCTGTGTCGGTGTCTGATCCCGTAATACCTGGATTAGCGGTGGTATTAGTACCGTCAATGCGAATAGACATAATTAAACAATCACCCAAGTAGAACCGTCAGGAATAGTCACAGTTGCACCAGAATCAATAGTGATAGGACCGGCTGACATAGCATTTTTATTTGTACCGATGGTGTAATCCTCAGTAACAGACTGATCGTTTTCATAGAAAACTTGGTCAGTGCCACCACCAGACGCACCACCTGCGGTGCCCCAGCTCAGGTTACCGGAACCATCAGACTTCAGTGCATGACCATTAACGGTTGCATCAGCATCAGGAAGAGTCCAAGTAACGTTAGCTGAGATAGTTTCAGGTGCTTGGAAAGCAACCCAGTTACTGCTATCAGAATCAGCAAACCTAAGGTCTGACTGAGCATTAAGGGTAAGGTTACCCGTCATAGCATCGCCAGCTGCGGCAACGTAAATCGGGTTAGCAGTAGTTGTTGTGTCTACGTAGTTCCTGGTTGCAGCGTCTTGTGCACCGCTAGGGTCGGAAACACTGGTAATACGGCTAGTGCTTACATCAACAGTACCGATACCGTGTGGATTGAGAACAATGTTTTCGTTATCACTATCAGTAACAATTTGGTTACCGTTTACATCAAGGTTACCACCAAGCTGCGGCGTTTCATCCGACAGCAAGTTAAAGGCAATAGAACCTTCAGGGATAGTAACGAAACCAAGTTGTTGGTCTACCTCAAAGAACGGGTCATCGGTCTGGTTACCACCAATAGTAAACTTACCGTTGTGGTCAGTAATTGCAGTCCAGATCTTACCGTTGTTAAGTTCGATCTTTTGATCGTTTTCATCAGGAACACCACCGTTTTCAGGCAGTGCATTGTAGTCTGTACCACTACCCACATACTCCATCGTGTGACCACTAGAAGCGATCATCGAACGAAGGTAGAAGTTCACAGTAGCAGCATCAGCAATAGCGCCGTTAAGGCCAAGGTTAGTACTACGGTCGCTAGAATCAGGACGACTAACTTCTACAGTCCAGCCGCTGCCGTTTGCAGTTGCAGACAGGATTGGATAAATAACGCTGTTGACCTCAACCAACATGTTAGTGGCAGGACGTTGAGCATCACCAAACCACGCTTCACTGCCACCATACAGGTCAGACCCTGCAGTAGGTGCATCGATGTTAAAGGTAGTAGCACCGTCGCTAGCAGCACCATCAACGGTAGATGTAAAGATAGGATTAGGAGACTTACCGTCGGCAATCAGACCGAACCGACCAAAGTCAGTAGTAGATGCAGCAAGGTTAGCTTGACCACCGTTAAGGCATGTAATATGTGCGTGGTTGAAGAACGCATAGCTACTGGTAGCTTGTAGATAACCATTGTTAGTAACAAGAATACCAGGACCATCCAATGCAGTATGGGTGTAGCTATCACACACCATTGAACGCAGTGGGCTGTCTGAAGCAGGCACACTACCGTCAACCAAAATACCACCACCAGTAGGAGCAGAATCAAGGTCACCGGCAGCGCCTTCACCAGGAGTGTGTGGTGTAAACGTTACGTTGTTAATCTGGCTGTCAGAGAAGTTAGTAACGTTTTGGATGTACGGAGACTTTTTAATCTGTGCATCAGGGTAGAACGCAAAGTTCCAACCTTGGTTAGGAGGCAAGCCGTGTGTAGAATCCGTATAATAAGAACCAGTATCACCACGTGTACCGCTCGCCTTCAGACCCGTAAGGGTAAGGTTTTGGAAGTATGAACCGCTGTTTACGCGGAACATAGTTTGCAGTTCCTGAGAGTGCGGAGTATCTACGTCGTAACTACCCTCGTCCGCAGTAGGAATTTTGGGGTGAATAATACACGTACGCAATGATTGACCGATAATGCCAATGTCATTTTTTTCAATGTCAAGTGGCAGAGTCTCAGCGTAGATGCCAGGTGCAACAGAAACGATACTACCATCACCTTCAGAGTCACCATTGATGTCTGACAAAGCAGCAGCAATAGTTTTCTTAGGACGGCTAATACGGTGACCATCGTTGCTGTCGTTGCCACTACTAGCGTCAACGTAGACAACCTTAGGCTGGTTAGTAAACGTACCGCCTGAAGTAATGGAGGTCCAGTTAGAACCAGTCCAAACAGAAAGAGTCAGGTCGTCGTTAGGGTCAACCCAGACTTGACCAATACCAATACCGTCAGTATCAGTTGGTGCATCGTTTTGGTAGTAGTTGTTGAACCTGCGGGTAGCAGCTTGTGCAGTAAAGATCTGATCGTCAGTACCGACTTGATCGTTGTCTGACTCTTGCTCAGAAAGAGTAATTTTATCAGAATCTTTGATGCGATCAAGGTCAACAGAGTTAGCTGCAATGCCAAGCGTTACTTGACCACCGGTAGCAGACTTACTAAGACCAGTGTTGTTAATAAGGATGTCACCTTCGATTGCAGTGTCAATCTTAGAGTCAACACGGTTGTCAATAGACTGGGTAGTGGCAATAGTAGTATCATTACTAGCCCAGGTCTCACCACTTGTAATGGTCTCAGTACCATCATCAAAGTAGTTATCTTCCAGGTACTGCTTAGTAACAGCATCCTGTGCGTTAACAGGATCAGCCAGTTCGGTGATCCGGTTATCGTTCATATCGACGTTAGTGTCAAACTCACCGTTAGACTTAGTGACAAACTGGTCTTCAAGTTCTTGTGCTGAATACAGCGTTTGAAGGTAGTTGTCGTTTAGATCCTGTGCACGGATAGCAGAACCTGCGAAAAATTCATTCCGCAGGCTTTCGATGTCCGTATCCCTAAAGATCCTTACGTTGTCAGTACCAGATGCCGGAGCAGTGGTAAAGGTGATTTCAGTAAGAGTCGAAAACGTGTAATCAGTGTCTTGAGTTTGTAAGGTCCCTCCGACAGAAACTTTAACGTCGGATTCCTCTAGATATTCAAATGGAATTGTAAAGGTAACGTCAGATCCGTCACCATCATAAAATACTTCAGTTGTAGCCATTACACATTTAAGATGTCAAAGGTTACGGGTGGTTATTTGTTAGTCATGGTTTGTACGTCAAACCTGGGTGCTTGACCCATACGTTGATCCACTACGTTTCTACCAGCTTGGTAAATACGTTCTTGCAGATCATCCTGCATTTCTTGCGGCAACCGAAGTTCTGCAAGTTTCTTAGCCTGACGTGCAGCCGCGTCAATGTTAATGTAGAGGTTGTCGAACACCTTTTCGTCGATGTCTTTACCATCACGCAGTCGAAGACCGTGGATAGTATCGACCCACTGATCGGCGTCGTAGATCTTCATGTAGTGAGCAATGCGGTCTCTAAAGTAACCATCCTCACCCATGATCTCAAACAATCTAGCCTTTTCCTCAGCTGTGTACTTAACACCGTTTTCTGCCACGTTAAACACGGGACGGGTGTCGTACTCAATCTTCATAAGGAAGTCAGCTTCAGGACGGTCTTTGCCTTCAAAGATCTTCATAGGCATGGTAGCGTTCCAGGCACGGATCCATGGATTTTCTGCATAGCCAACTTTGTCACCGTAAAGCCAGTCTTTAAGTTGGGGCAGTGCACCTTCAGGATCAACAATGTCTGCTACACCGTTTTTGTTACGGATGTGAGCGCCAAGTTCGTTTTCCACTACCCGCATACCGGGAGCAATAATCCTACCAAGGTCACGTCGTACACCATGAAGCGGTGCCATAGGACTGATAAAGTTAGCAGCCCAGCGAGTGCGAGCACCACCATCGCCACGAAGGACATCAAACATAGGTTCAAGACCAGCAAACATATCACGGCTAGTCAACGAAGCAGCTAGCACAAAGCTAGCTTTTTCAAGAAACTGGTCTGGCTCACTGACACTGGTAAAGTTATCCATGACGTCAACAGTAAATGCCATCCAGTCACCGACAGGACCAAGCCAGTCGTAGCTGTGCCAGTTACCATCATCATCCATGAATGTCTTCTTCTGATACTCACCAGCTTCTGCACGAACGCTTTGGCGGCCTGGGTCAAAGTGACCGTTACCACGAATCCTGCCTTGCAAGAACATACCAAAGGCAGCCATGATAGCAGCGGTACCAATAGCTTTTTTACCACGCAGCTCAGCACGAAGACCGTCAAACTCAGCCTGTGTGGCTTTAAGACCACGAGGCTTCATAAGCTTTTCAAGCTCGTCTGCGGTAAACCCTTCCATCGGTGTGTTAAATACAATCTTTCTGTAATCATCCATAAAGGCGGTGATTGGACTGTATGTACCGAAAGTAGACACAACGTTAGCACTGGTCTTAGGAAACAGCACAAACGGTTTCATCCAAGGGTTTTTCTTGATAAGATTGGTAAACGCCCGGACACGAGGAGTGTCAAGGTTAAGTGCAATCTCAGAAGTAGCGTAGTCAACGTAGTCATTTTTGATCAGACCCTTAGTGTCAAACATGGAGTCGTAATACTCCTTTGACTTAGCCTTAAAGGCTTCGGGTGTCATCTCAAGACCTTCGTCAATAAAGTCGTCGTAAGCCAGCATACGGGCTCGACCGTTAGCCATCACAGCACGGGTAAATCCGTCAAACGCTGACATAGCGTTAGCACCGAATCTAAGGATAGGGTTCTTACCTACAGCATCCAGAGTTTCTGCAATTTCTAGCAGAGCAGCTGGACCATCTTCACCACGCTCAGATGCTGCATCAGCAAAAGCACGGAGAAGATCCATAGATTCTTCGTTGCGTATTGCCAGGTCGTCACGGACCATATAGCTTACGCTGTTCGGATCCTTAGACGCCATGGTAAATACTTTGCCCATGTGCTTAGTGCCTTTGGTAAAGGAATCAAGGACACCAGCATAGGCAGCAAAACCACGTTTAATCTGGCGCATGTCACCACCAATAACTGCACCACCAAGGTGGGCAACTGGTTTAGCGATCATACCGCCAACGTTACCGAACAACGCCTTCATGGGCGTGCTAGCTGACGTAAGGATAGAGTTGTAGTAGTTAGAATACAAACCCTGAACAATAGCGTTAGGAATGTCAGGATGTTTGTCGTACACTGCTTTTTGAATAGCAGGCAGACTTTCTTTGATGTACAGGTTAAGTTTACCCATGGTGTTAATGTCACCATCGGAAAACTCATAGGCAAGCCTAAGGGGATCAAAAAACTCAGGACGTTCTTCTGCAACAGCCTTAAGTGTATTTACAAACCGTTGTGCTTCTGCTGCCTGTTCAGCAGCCAAGTCGTCAGCGGTCTTAGCAGCTTCACGGGCTGCATCTGCAATAGCTTCAACGCTGTTAGGATTACGCTTCCAGGTGTTAAGGAAGTTTAGCTTTTGACCACGCATTGATTTAGCCAAACCAGTCTCCATAAGGAGATAACCCAGTCGGTCAAAGATACGCTCTTGTGCTTGTTTAACAGCAAGCGTGCCTTCCATATTACGTGCTTGCTCAGCAATGTCAGAAACCTGACCAGCTAAAGAAGTTGTCAAATATGCCTGTGCTTTTTCAGCATCCATATTGACATAGTCGTCAAGATATTTCTTGATCGCCTTCATGCCAGCGTTAACACCTTCGTCAGTCAAGACAGCAGTCTTTTGACCAAGCCGTGTGTATTCTTCTTTGAACTCACCAAGCATAAGCTTGAGCCAACCAGGGTCAGCTTGTGGATCAGAAAGCAGCTCAGCTAGACGTGTGCCAGCCTCGTCAATCTCTTTGAATCCAATCTTAGCTCCGTCAGGCAAGAAAGCGTCGTACTCACCAGCCTGGCGAATCTGTTCTTTAACTGCGTCAACAATACTACGCTTAGGCAGCTGATCTGCTTCAAGACCATATTTAAGAGCAGCTTCGGAAACAATGCTACGAAGTCTACCATGGACAGTGCCTTGGTTGTTATTGATACGTACGGCGTCCACACCAGCCCCTACAACACCCATGTCATCGACACTACGTGCACCAACCTCATCGGGATGGAAAACGTCGTGTACGCCCTTTGTAGCCTCTTGTGGGTTAGGGTTCTTAGACAGTGCAAGCTGACCGATTTCATCCAACTCACTTTCTGTCTTTTCAAGAGCGGCTTCCATGTTAGCCATGAAATCCGTAGGATCAGTTTCTTCTGCCTTTGCAAACGCTTTAGCAGCCGATTCGTCTTTAAACACGTAATCAGTAATGTTACGTGTACCTTTGATTGCTCTTGTTACTTTAATAAATGCTTCAAGGAATCCAGAGGTAAGACCTAATACTGCCCCTTCGTTGCGGTTCTTTTCAGCCCAAACATCGGGCGATTCACCGTCAAGAGTAGCCCAGTCGCTAGGAATCCAACGATAGGTTACAGGCCAATTCTTTTTCAGGTAACCAGCAAGGTTATCATCGACCTGGTTAAGCTTGTTTGTCGAATCAATGAAAGCACCTACACCTGTGTCAAGACCAAGACTCAAAGCCCATTTACCGGCACGAGAGGTAGAGGGGAACTTAGCACCAACCCTAGCAATTCCAGGGAGAGCGCTAATACCCTTCACACCTTTTGATACAATACCTGCACCAAAAATCATAGGCAAAACAAAGGAGCTTAGTTCACGTACACTTTGTGCAACTTCGTTTTCATACCGTGGCGATTTACGCATGTTAACGCCAGGAATGAGATTAGTTACATCAGTCAAGTAATCACGAAGTCCACGTTGTGGAGCCATGATAACGTCGTATGCGGTACCAAAGAAACCTTCTGATTCATCCAACCCACTTGAAGTGCGCGGATCTTTCATGTACATTTCTTCACGCATCTTCTCCTGTTCTGTTTGTTCAGGAGTAGGAACGCCTTGTGTAATTTGTGGTACTTCATCATCTACCTTGACTTCTGGGTAGAGTTCTGAAAGTGTTTCAGAAATAGATTCGACATTTAAAGAAACACCGGATTCTTCAGTTTCTTCAGTATCGACAGCTTCTG